CGACTTTCCACGCAATGTGCCATTGAAAATAACGAACGCAGAACCTTCCGTAAGGATAGGAGCCAAAAAGCCACTAACCTCCTCTTTATGCAATGAAAACTCCGATAAGACATAACCTGACCCTCCCTGTCCTACAAAATTTAAGTTATCTGTTCCGTCTATCTTTATACGGCTTCCGTTAATTAAATCAATATAAAAATCAGAATTATTTTTACGAAGCACTATTTCATTAGGACACAACAGGTCTATTAGTTTTTTACCTCCTGCCCACTCACATATGTTATCCCACAAAGCTCTTGCTGCCCATGCTCTAGTCGGAAACAAATAGTAATAGTTACCTGCAGTTTGTATAGCTCGCTTAACTAAAGCATTAAATGAGGTGACATCTTTGCCTGCCCTTCGATGCCAAGATATAACAGAGTATTGTGTACCTGCGTCAAATGCTTTTAAAAAAGGTACTTGATAATCTCTAGGCGAGATCGTTGGAATTTGAATCCTCATTAAGTCTTTCGCTGTAACATAATAAACATACCGCCTCTATGACATTACCATGTTTATCCTCTACTTCTATAATAGGATTGTCAGATGTTTCTAAACAACAACACTCGTAACACGTTCTAGTCATAATTCTATTCCATTTACAAATTCAAAATCTGTTCCACAGTATGGGCAAAACTTAGGATCATTTATTCCTAGAGGTAGTTCGTGTACAAAAAAATAATTTCCACAGTCATAACATTCGCAATAACTTAGATTATCTAACACTTCTACTAACTCTTCTGGGCTGATTTTCTTCTCCTTTTTGGCGGATTGTAATTAACAACCTCTATTATAATATCTTGCTTCTCTTCTTCTAGTCCTGCCCATTTGCCTAATTTGTCTGAAGCCTGTGCGTTGCCTTTGCGTGATTCCTTATATAAATCTTTTAACATAGCTAGCCTGACCGCTTCTTTGTCATTCCAATCTATGTCTTCTGCAATACTATCAGAAGGTTGCATTAGTTTTTTTCGTGCCATGTGTAGCTCTTGTGCGTATGCCCATAAAGCTTTGTTACCACCTGATTGCATCTTATCGTATATCTCTTTGGAAGATTCCATAATCTGTATATAATACTTATAACCTTGTAGGTCAATCTAAATTTTACAAAAGTTGAGGGAGGTCTAAATACAATAAATTGCACGATGCTGCCTCGCCTGCCCCACCCTCGCTAAGCCCCCCCCTCTTGTGCGTCTTTTTTCGTGCGTCTCTCGTGTGCGTGTGCGTATATAGGCTTCTTTTACTGGCAGAAAACTTTAAACAATCTTTGTCTTCCTCTATATGAATTGCTGGACAAAAAGTTTGACTATTGAACGGAAGTCGGATAGATTCAGGATAAATTAAATTAAGGAGCTTAATAATGAAAACTATAATAGACGGATACGAAGTAGAAATAGATCAAGACGGGCAACTATGGATTGAGAAAGAGGGATTCTATGCTTCTGGTGCAGGGTTGGAAAATAGAGGAACTTTAGTAACCGACCCAGAAGGACATAGGCAACTAAAGGTTCCTGAGGAAACCCAAGACAAAATCTTTGCATGGGAAGAAAAGCACATTTAGATCTAAAACTAAAAAAGTTAAAGGGAGCTTCGGCTCTCTTTTTTTTTGCTTTTTTTCTTCGTATGCGTAACTCAATCTGGTTAACTTTTTTTAAATTAAAATTAAGGAGCAAGTAAATGATAAATCAAGATAGGATAGAATCGGTAGAAATATACAATGGTGCTAAGTATGGAGATGATATAAGCCCCATTGATACGAGCCTGTGTGGGTATGTAGATGCCTCATTTAATGAGCTAGTTGAAAAACTTGGCAGAACCATATTAATTGACGAGTGGGAATCAGACGGCAAGATTTACAATGAATGGAGACTGTCTGTTAAAGTTGAGGAACAGTCGGAAAATGTAACTTATAATAATCCAGATTTTGGAAATGGCACTATACAGTCATTATTTATAAGTTGCCATGAAGATGATGTTCCATTAAACACAAACTTTTGGCACGATACAATAGAACACGAGTTTATAATTACGATCTATGATTGGAAAGAGCCAGACAATATGGTTGCGAGAGCGTGTAAAGGAAATGTTATTTATACTTGGCATGTAGGTTGTCAGCCTAAATATAAAGGTTTAGCTACAAAGATTATAAATGACCTAATAGATAATGAATCAGACTATATTGAGGTTACTTAAACAAGGAAATCAAATGAACAATCAATTAATTATAGATAATTTTTTACCTGATAAAATGATTAAGGTAATGAGTGTAACTAAATTGTGGATAGGTAAAGATATAAATGAATTAGATATAGATGATTTAAGAAACTTTTTAATAGGAACTAATAATCTTAGGAATGAGTTGTTGTATAAATTATCTCATAGCGATTGGTCTAATATTTTAAATTATATAAAAGTAAAACATGAAATAATGAAAGAAGAGGGAGCAATATGAAATATGTCGCATTATTTTGTCGTGATGATTCCGACTACAAAAAGTTAGATCAATGGGACGTTTACGATAAACAAAGAGGAGCATTAAATTATACTGAAGAATTGTATGATGGATATGGTAAAATTACGGGCAGACCATTTGTAGCACACCCACCTTGTAGATTGTGGGGTAAGCTAGCACATATGGCTTGTCGTAATCCTGATATTTCAGGAAAGATAAAAAAAGAAGAGAAAGCATTAGCTTTATGGTCGCTCATTAGAGCAAGACATTTGGGCGGAATTGTAGAACACCCATCAAGCTCAAAACTATGGGATAAATTAGTCCCGATTGGAAAAGTAGATCGTTGGGGAGGATATGTTATTGAGATAGATCAATATGACTTCGGTCATGTAGCTCACAAAATGACAAAGTTGTATATCGTAGGCTGTCCGATCGATAAGTTGCCAAAACTACCAGAAAAAGATAACACGATACACTTATGTGAAAAAGGTAAGAGGCGATCTATATGTGGAAACGTGGAAGGCACGACCAGATGCACACAGAAACAAAGAGAATATACACCACACAATCTCATCAAATGGTTTGAGAAAACATTAGACCAAATACATCTTTGGAATGAGCATATGGGTAAACTTTCGGATCAATCATATAGTAGAACCTTCGCCTTTTCTTCTAGTAATACGGAAGAATTTGATGAATCAGAAATATTAAATAAATGGTTTCACCCCACATGGAATTAAAGGCGGATTTATTTCCGTCTTTTTTTTCTTCGTTTGTGCAACATTGTATGTTTTAATACTTTAAATTAAATAAGGAAATCATATGAACAATGAAAAGAAAATAGTAAGTGTTTATGCTTCTGACCTGTTCCGCAGGATTCATTTAACTACAAGCATAAACGTCACAGAAATCAAAAAGAATCTTCGCAAAGAAGAAACCGACCATGTCAACTTTACTGGTAGAGGTGATTATAGAATATCGGTATGGGATAGAGCCTGTATGATATTCTTAAAAAACTTGGTTGATAATAAAGATGCAGATGAGCTTGGCATTTCTTCAATGATTGAAGGCTTAGCTTATAATTATATGTTGTGTTCGGCTCTTTGGAATAGCACACGAACAAAGCATATTATGCATGAATGGTACGAAACAATTAAGGAAGATGATCTTACATTTATTAAGAATTGGAGATACTCGGACGTATACAAAATGGAGGTAAGTTAAATGATTGAGATTATATTTTTTATATTAATGATTGCTGCCCCCATCTGGGCTTTAATTGAAGTTAGGAAGGAAGACCATGATTGACGAAGAAGAAAGCGAAAGAGCAGACATCGAAGCAATGAAAGAACGTATAAAACAACGAGAAGAAGAATGGGGTGAACAATGAGTAAATTAGATGAAATGATAAAAGAAAGCGAATGGCAAGTAAATTGGCTTACAGGTAAGTTAGAAGAAGAAGTACTAAAACTAGAAGCATTAAAAGAAAAGAAGGAAAAATCTAGTGAGTGAAGTATATTCAGTATGGGTAGGATCATGTGAAGTTAATGACTACTATCTATCACTTGATGACGCAATAGAATTAGCACATGAATATGAAGATGACGGCTACGACAACGTAGTAATCAGAAAGGAAAGATAATGATTAAAATCGAGAAGGCAAATAATCATTTGTATGTAGTTACAGATACAGATACGGGTTCGTTATGCTTAACAAGAGATGAACTTGGACAGCTACATCACTTAATAGACGTACAGTTTATGAGTGAAGACACTAATTATGAGGAGTCTATGCAACCATTGACGCAAGAAGAAATTAATAACGAGATTGCGTATGACGATCATAAAAATAAGTGGAGTACATAATGAGAAGGGGAACTAAATATAAAGATAAGTATAACTCTATTTGGTTTCGTGTACTGAAACGTAAACATGATGGGCAATGGGAGAAATCTCTTGCCCAGATTGATAACTTTCACTTGCGTGTAAAGGTAGCTGCACTATGTTTTTGGGATTGTTATGAGCCTAAAGAAAATTATGATTGGAGTTATTGCAGAGAGTTAAGTGGACAATACAAAAACTTTTTTGAAGATTATTATTCACTTGATGAGCTAGTTAATGCTTTAATATTAATTGGTTACACAAGTGAGAATGCAAAGAAAAGATCAGTACCACCTAAAGTAACTAATGGGAGAAGGAAAAAGAAATGATACTAAAATTAGCAGGAGTAACTTTCGCAACAGATAGAAACCCAGAACTAAAAAACCTACGACCAAGTGGTAGCGTTACGTTCGAAGCAGAACCAGATAATGAATATGATTCCAATGCCGTCAAGGTAATATACAAAGATCAACACATTGGATATGTACCTGCGTCAAAGGTTGCACAAGAAACAGCACTCAAGACAGGAACGGCAAGGATAGTTGACTATGCATATTGGGATACAGATATTAAATGGAACAATAAACATATCGGTCAATTTCAAGCTATGACATTTACTATTGGTGAAACTGAAGTAGACAATGGTAGAATACTTGGTGGCTCATATGTAAGAGCTACTAGCTTTCTTTCATACTTTAATCCGTCAGGAAGTTTTGAGGGTATATTGAAGTGGGCTTTCAAACAAGGTAAAACATACGAAGCATACGAGGAAGCATTGAATGAAGCTGCAGAAAATGGTACGCTTATGCATGATGAGATAGAACAGTACTTCAGAAACGGAATGCGTATTGAGGAAAGAAAACATATGCCAGAAGGTTGGGATAATTTCTGTGAGAGGTATGAACCAGAGTTTGTTTGGGGAGAAGAAAGATTCTACGACAATGATCTTATGGTAACAGGTCAGCCAGACTTTGCAGGTTATATAAACTACAAAGGTAAAAGACAGGTTGTATTACTTGATTGGAAATCATCTAAACGACCAAGCAAAAAACATGAACTACAAATAAGTTTGTATGCAATGAATAGTAAAGTTGATGATCAAGACATTGAAGCTGCAATGGTTGTTGCTTTCGGTGCTGATACTTTGCAGGGATATAGTGTACGTTATATAGATCGTGAGCAAATCGAGTCTAATTATCAGGCTTGTAAACATATTAAAAGTGCAATGGAATGCATAGGAGTAAAGATAAATGAATGGTAAACCAAATTATTATGCTGTAATTACGGCAGATGTAAGATACGACAATAGATTATCAGCTAATGAGAAGTTATTGTTTGGCGAGATAACTGCTCTATCTTCTTCAACAGGAGAATGTTGGGCAGGAAATAAATACTTCGGTGAACTTTATAATAAAGACAACCGAACTATAAGAAGGTGGGTTAGTCACCTATCTCAACTAGGCTACATAAATGTAGAACTGAAATACAAACCAGACTCACAAGAGATAGATAAAAGAATTATTACACTAGGGACAAAAGTTTCCGTACCTCTAGGACAAGAATGTCCGACAGGTGAGGACGAAAATGTCCTATATAATAATACAAGTAAGAATACTACAAGTGTAATAGATGAGTTGTTTGCTGAATGTTGGGCTATGTATGGTAGAAAAGGTAATAAAGCTAGAGCTTTAATGTATTGGAAGAAACTATCTAAAGAAGATAGGTTAGCTATACAAGCTGCAATAATACCTTATATAAATAGTAGGGAAGAAAAGTATAGGAAACACTTTCAAGGTTGGATAAACCCTACTTATCGAATGTGGGAAGATGAAATATTTGTACCTAAACCTAAGATCAAGGAGTACAAATGAAGCTACCGCACTCACCAGAAGATGAAATAGGTGTGTTAGGTTCTTGTCTTTTAGATAGCTCGTTGATTCCAAGTATTAACCTGCAACCAAAAGACTTCTATGATCCAAGACACGAGAAGTTATGGAACTCATTACAACTACAGTACAATGAAGGTAAAGCTATGGATGCTTTAACTATTGGATCGTGGTTAAAAGAAAAGAATATGCTTGATAGTGTAGGTGGCTACGATCATTTAGTTAGACTACAGTCAGAAGCACTCGTTCCTCATCACTCGCAACACTATGCAGAAGGGGTACGAAAAGCCTCTAAATTGCGTCAGGAGATAGCCATACTTCAAGATGGGTTAGGAGTAGCTTATAGTGGAGAAACTGCTTCAGAGAGAGTAATAAGTGCTTTAAACTTATCTATACTACACACCAAGAAAGATGATAGGACTTTCGAGGAGATGGGTAATGACTTCATTGATAGTTGTATCAGAGGAGTAGTTGGTCATTTCGATTGGTGGTGTCCAGAGTGGACTCAAAGGTTAGGTAAAATGTCTAGTGAGCTTATGATTCTACACGCACCAAGATCAACAGGTAAAACTGCTATCATGCTGCAATGGATTGTGAATGCACACAGAAACAAACAACGCACACCACTAGCTTCGATTGAAATGTTGAAGCCAGAACTGATGCCAAGATTGTTGGCACATACAGGTCAAGTGAATACATACACCATGCGTACAAGAGGGTTTGCTACTGAAGATGAGATTAGTAGATCAAGAGATGCGAATGATGAGATTAAATTACTTGAGCTATGCGTTCGTGATAAGGGTATGAGCATTGAAGATATACGGGGTTGGGCTATATCAGAAGCAAGAGATAAAGCTGACGCTATATTTATTGACAACTTATTATCAATTAGTGATGGCGGTAAGAAGTATGAAAGCAAGACGTTGATGTATGACGACTTCATTCGCAAGCTAAGAGATTTAAGAGATGAATTAGAAGTACCTATAATCTTACTTGCTCACCCCAATAGTGAAGGTAAGGTTGCTTGGAGTAGAGATGTAGAAAACTTTGCTGATATTATATTATTTATATGTGACGTTGATCCAGAAGGTACAAAGGTTTATGGAAAGCATATCGATTACTTAGGCGATGGTCATGTCTTTGCTATGTTCCAAAAGAACAGACAAGGTATATCACCTACTGCTAGTCTTATGTTTAACAAAGAGTATCAAACTTTTAAACACTTAGATTGGCATTGATGTATAAGAAAGTAATATATCGTGACCGCAGAGATGGGCAAAGAAAAGTGGAGTGGTTTTTAGTCAAGGGTAAACGTAATAAATCTCGTCTTACTGTTGACAAACACTCCGAAATTGATAGTATTAAATTTATGAGTCAAGGATATGTGGAGTATCTAGGCTCTTTTTATCATGAAACTAAAAAAGAGGACTAACTAATGGGACTAACTAATGGTGAAGGAAGCAGCAGTAAAATAGTAACAATCGTGAATGGTAAGTTTGCCATTCGATTACCTGATAATTCAACTGATCCTGAAGCGGTTGAACGCACAATAGAGAAGGGAATAAACGCAGGTAAAATAAGAAAAGAACTGCACTACACAGGTATTGAAGGTAAGATTCAATCTTGTTATGCAGATGAGTCAGAGTACGGAACACAATTCATAACTCAAATCGTTGATGACGAAGGTAATAGTTACAAACTACAGATGAGTTTAAAAGAATTGTTTAAGCAGTATGCTAAACGTATGCCTAACATTGATATAGATAAACCAGTATTCATTGGACTAGGACATGACAAGGATCGTAACAGACCATATCTTTTTGTAAAACAAGATGGTGTTAATGTACCTATGGCGTTTACAAAAGAAAAACCAAACGGACTACCAGAACCTACTAAGAAGACAATCAAAGGTAAGGAAGTATGGGATTGGGATGAGCAAGAAAACTTCTTATATGAAGTAGCAATAGACTTCTCATCTAAAATGGATAAGGTAGAGATTCCATTCTAATGAAACTCCCCCACAACAGAACGTGGTATACTAAAAAGCTTGTTGAAAAAGCAAAGCGATATGTTAAGTTGCGTGATAATTATACTTGTCAATATTGTGGTAAAAAAGTTGAAGGTAGTAACTGCCACGCAAGCCACGTTTTGAATGTGGGTACACACAAGAACATGGAACTAGATGTTATGAATATGAAGGTTCTATGTTCTTATCATCATATGCATTGGTGGCACAAAGATGTACTGCATGCAACCGAGTGGTTTAAAGAAAAGTTTCCAGATAGATATAAATATTTAATGGAACAAGCTAAAAGAAAATACAAACATTCTACTGCTGATCTAGCAATTTTACATGATGAAACCGAAGCAGATGGTTCTGATTTTTTAAAAAAATATAATCGCTTATTTATTTATGGAGAGCGTTATGAATGAACAAGACTTATTAGATTTAATTATGTGGTGTGTAGCAGCAGTATGTTTCTTTTTTATATTTAGAATATTGGTGAATATGATATGAACTATATTGATATATTATTACTATGTCTTTCAGTCATGCTTATCTCAATCGCATTGATGAGTAGATAATGAGAGCTAGAGACTTCAAGGGTAGTTGGGATAGAGGACAGAAACTTGAAGAATCATTTTTTGAATTAGTTAAACTAAGAGATCCAAACGCAAGAAAAGCTACAAAGAGCGAGCAATATAAACACGTTGACTTCTTTACTTCATTCGGCAGCATTGATGTTAAAAGTAAAAAGAGAAGGAACAGAGCTGACGGACACGAACAAGATACTATTGTTTGGTTAGAATATAGAAACGTAATAGGCAGAGCAGGTTGGCTAACTTCTAATGTAGATATACTAGCCTTTGAAAGAGATGATGATTTTATTTTAGTACTAAGAAAAGACCTTCTAAGATTAGCAAATAGAATATGTGATTTAACAGATATGGTTGACGATTCTTATAAAGCTTTATATAAAGGTTACACAAGGAAGGGAAGACAAGACTTATTAACTCAAGTAAAAATGAAAGACATTATGCTTTTAAATAATAGAGTATGGAGAAAAATATAATGGAAATGAAATTCACACAAGGCAACCAATCAATGACCTTAAAGACTGATGGTGAATCTCTACAAGATGCTGTTGAGTTAGCACAGAAAGTTATTGGTTGGGGATTTGAACAGATAATTGAATTAAAGGTAGTTGAAGAAGAAGATGATGCTATCTATATAGAAACAAATCAACCAAAAGATCATGTGTTACATGACGGAATGTAGAAAGGAGAAGGTAACTTTTTTTAGACAACCATAGTTGATAACTAAGAGGGGCGTGATGCCCCTTTTTTATTTGTCCAACTTAATTACTTTAACGTAAGTTGCACCTCTGTAGTTTAGAG